CAGTTCAACAACAGTGACCCAGCCGACGCCCACAGGTCGCCGCTCGTTCTTGTAAAGCGCCTCCTTGAGTAGTCCGACCCATTTGTCGTCAGTACTTGTGGATTCCTTGCGCGGCATAGAATGACCCTCCGATCTTTTTTGCTTGGAACAGTTGATAGGTGCCGTCGTCGAAAAGTACACCGTAGCACCAGGCGTTGTCGTGGCGCAGCTTAGAAACCATGTGCGCGTTGTAGCCCATGTCGATCTTGCAGCAGCAGCCAATCCCGCGCGCCTCGGCTGGCCCTTCGATGCTTTCAACTGGCGCGGAGTCGGTCGCGTGTACGTGGCCGAACAGACAGTTGCCGTAGGCGATGGCGTGCCGTCGAGCAGCGCCGAGGCCGGCAAAGTAGCCATGGACGACGCGGAGGTGACCTAGCCGCAGCACGCCCAGTCGTGAATCGTAAGGCAGCATCCTGCCCTTGGCTGCGTGAATTACACGAGCGATGCGCTTGATGCCCTCGCGTGCGTAGTCTGCAGCCAGACCGCTCGCGCTATCGGCCAAGCGGTAAAGTCTCTCGTCGTGGTTACCTCTCAGGAAGTGGTTCTCTTTGCCACCGTCGAAGTAAGCGCGGATCCACTCGACGCCGGCCGTCCAGTCGTCCTCAAGGCTGTGCATCTTCTCCTCCTCAGATGCTCCCTTGCGCAGGTTGCGAAAGTCCCAACAGTCGCCAGCGTGAATGCGAATCTCTGGTCGGAAGTCTTTAACGAACGTCAGCAGCGCACGCTGCGTCACCTCGTCGAACTGGTCGCCGTGGTTGTCTGCTGCCACCACGAAGCGACGTCCTCTAGACATCCTCAGCCTGCGCTAAGTCAGGCAGCGTGACGCCGTTCAGCACCTTCACGCACCGCGGCTCGTTCTTTGCAACAGCGTACATCTGAGCAAGCAATCGGTCATTGGCACCGTTGAGCGCTGAGTTGCTCAGGTACTGCGCGAAGACATCGTCGCGCACGTTCAGCTGTGCGACCAGTCCAAGCGGATAGGCCGGAGCAGAGGCAGCCTGCGCAGCGTTGAGATAGAGTGCGAGATAACCAAGTGCGCTGCCAAGGTTGCGGTCCCACTCGACGCTGGTCAGTCGGAGGTAGTCGCCAGTCGCGCCGTTCGGAAGGGTGATGGAAAGTTTGAGTGCCATAGGTTACGGAACAAGGCCGTGGTGCTGAAGTGCTGAAATAACTTCATTGAGTGTCGCTGGGGTGGTCGCGTAGCGGGTGGATACTACTTTAGACGACTGGACGTAAAGATCGCCCGTGGCGTTATCGACACGGAACTTCTGGGTAGTCGTGTTATCGTAGACGCGAAGGTTCACCGCGTACACGTCCACAGCTGTCGTTTCGTTGGCCTCTAAACCGCGATATTGCGTGCCGGATACCGTGATCGGCACCTTGACCTTGGTCGCCGTAATCGAGACGGCGTTCATGGTTACGCTGGCAACGGTGCCACCAGTTACGTCGACGGCATCGCTGTCCTGCGCTGAAAGCGTGCCGGTGCCGTAGACTGCGGAGCCGTTAGCATTTCCAAGCGAGACCCAAGAGCTTGCAATGCCAGCGCGATTTACTGCGCGAATGCGGACATATCCAGGCGGAAGCAGCGAGTTATACAGGAAAAACTCGGTCTCTCGCGTTTGGTAAACAGTAGGCGATCCACTGCCGCTGAACCATGCGAAATCCGTTGCTGAATCGCTATCGGTCGTCGTCGCCTTGATCTCGTAGTAGGCAAAGTCCCGCTCGGTGTTTGGCGACCACTTGGCGCGAGTGCCGAAGTAGAATATCTTGGTATTGGCGATGTAAACTGGAATAACGCCATCCTTCGAAAGCGATCCTCCAGAAGGAGCGGCAGGTGCAGACGTTGAAGCGGTCGCGAGATACGGCGAGAACGCAGCCGTCACGACGTTGCTCGGAATGTTCGTGAACGACCATGCCTGCGATGCGATGTCGTAGGTGACGCCAGGCGTGAGGTCATCGAGGACCGCGGAGATAGCGCCAGAGTTTCCTAACTGGCCGGCGATCTCGTAGCCAGTCGCAGCGCCTTGCTTGCGGTAGAGGATGTTCTGGATGCGAGCGCCGGACGGCAGAGCGGCAACGGTCACGGTGACGAGAACGCGAGCGCCGCCATCACTGGCGAGGTAAATCGTGTCGCTGATCTTTGTGAGCGCGGTCGGATCTGAGGGCGCCGTGGAGTCAATCGAACCAGACGTGACGACAACCGGCGTGGCGTTAACCGAGGACGAGAAGGCCGAATAGTTCTCGGTCGCGTCAATCGCATTGACCCAGTAATAGTACGTCGTTGCAAAGTTGACCGTGGTGTCGACAAAGCGGTCAGCGCCGACCTCGGCAATCTTGTTCGTGGCAGTCGTTCCCGGCGTCACTCCGGTCGTGTTGCGGTACACGCCGTACTCAAAAATGTCGTTGGCCGTGACTGCCGTCCACGAAAGGGAGACCGCTCGGCCCGTACCCACCGCGGCATTGAGGCCGGTTGGTGCATTAGGCGCGATAGTGTCGCTCGGTGCTGTCCGAGTTAACGCGGTCGAAACTGTGGAGAAGATGCCGGCGGTGTTCACTGCACGACACGCGAACTCGTAACTGATTCCCGGCACCAAGTCGTCGACTTCAAACGCCGTGGCCGTGGCAGAATCAACTTGGCCCTCGGTCTTGTAGCCACTGGTTCCGCTGATGCGGCTCAAGATGTCCAGCGCGATGCCACCAGTCGGAAGGCCGGGAACCGTAATCGAGATTGCGGCGCTTGTCGTGCCGTCGCTGGACTCGTAGACGCGCTCGCTGATGAAGGTCGGCGCGCTCGGCGTGTTAGGCGGCGTCAGGTCAGGCGACGACGTTATCGCCTGCGGCGTGGCTTGCGCGCGGTTAGAGAAGTCGGACACATTCTCCAGCCGGTCATAAGCGTTTACCCAGTAGTAGTACGTCGTACCAACGCTGACCTCGGCATCGAAGAACCGCGAGCTGCGCGCCTCGGCAATCTTGCTGAACGTAGCACTGGCCGGCGTGACGCCGGTCGTGTTCCGATAGATGCCGTACTCCGAGAAGTCGGGCGCAGTTACGTCGTCCCAGTCTAGGCTTATCGCCTTGCCGCTGCCGATGTTGGCCGTGAGGCTGGTCGGCACTGAGGGAGCAGTCGTGTCGGGCGCAACGGTGACGCTGCCTGTCGTGTAGCTGGACGAAACCTTGAAGTATGACTCGCTGTAAAGGCGGACGTTGTAGGCCGTGCCAATGCGAACGTCGCTAGAAATAAACTCCAGCGTCTGGTCTCCAGGCACGCGCGCCCACTGCAAGTAAGTCGTTGCGGTGCTTTCCTTGTACTCAATGCCAACGAAGCCGCCCGACTGCACGAACTCCTCAGACGGTGCAGACCACGAAACTTGAATGCGCGGTAACGCCGTACCATCTGCTTGGTACTGCTGAGTCGTGCCATCAGCAACCAGCGTGAGGTTGGTCGGCGCGGTGATGCTGAAAGGATTCGGCAGCGTCGTGTTCGGTGCCTGCGTCACCGCGATCTCGTCCGAGACGGTATAGCTGTAAACAGTCGAATCCATTTCGCGCAGCGTCATGTCGACCGCCAGCTGTGGCGGCTGACCATCAGCAACGAAGGTCCACTCCATTACTTCGAAAACCTTGTTCGTCCAACCAAGCTTTGCGTTGGAGATCATCACGGTTTCACCGGCGCGCAACTGCATCGCCTCAAGTCGGAAGCGAGCGGTTAGGATGATCTCTTGGCGCGCGCGCCGTAGTTCAATAACCGCAAGTCGCTGCGCGCACGACGGCGAGATCGTAAACGGCAGCGAAACGTCGCGCGTGTACTTGATTCCGTTGTCCTCGCTGACGTAGGTCGTCGACGTGATGACCGGGAAGTCGGCCGGCTGCCACTGGTTCTCGGACGAAAGGTAAACGCCCTTGACCGTGTTGACTCGATCTCGCGCGCTCGTGCGAGTAGTCACTGACATCGGCCCGACGAAGTGCTTCTCGTTTAGGCTGATCGTCGGAATCTGATACGTCGCAGCGTACATCACCACCTTGCCGGATGAGTACGCAAGGAGTCCGCCCATCGCAGAGAGCAGCTTAGCAATCGCGGCATCCGGTGCCTCGCTGGTCGTAATGCTGCCGTGCGCTTCGTAGCGGTTCTCGTAGGTAGCCGGAGACAGTGGCAGAATCTGCACCTGCTCGTCGCAGACATTGGCTGCTACGTTGCAGGCGGTGTCGTCGATTTCGGCACTTGCCATCGCCAGGCCCAGCGAAGACGTGAGGTAATCACGCAAGCACAGCGCAGGATTGGCAGAGTATGCCGTCGTCGCTGTGCGCGGATCGTAGACCTTCTTGCCCTTGATAATGAAGGACACGT